CACTAATATTACGACTTTTAATTCCATCTTCTAAATTTTTAATTCTTGATTCTGTTTGAATTTGAAAATTAGAATATTTTTGAAAAGCATCAGCTTCAGAAGTTGCTGAAATTTCTGGAATATTTTTTTTAATTTCTCCTAAAAGTAACATATTTGGTCTGCCAGTATAATCATTAGCTAGAGTTGCCAAAATCTCTAAATTTAAATTATCTCTATCTCTAATTGCTGCTGCTGTTTCTGGAGCTAAATCTGTTCCAAACAAAAATCTTGAAGGTATATTTATGATTGTTTCTTGTAAAGCATCAACTGGCCCAAATGCTTGGTCAATATTTGCATAGTCATCTTGAAGATTAGTATCTTTTGTAAATGTTTCGACAGACTCATCTGTTTTTTCAATCATTTGTTGCCCTGACAAATCTTCAGTAGTAAATTCTTTTATATCTTTAAAAGAAACCCCAGCAGCATATAAAGCCATTTCTTCAGGGCTAAGATATTTTGATAATGCTTGTTGTGTTTCTAATTGAGATTGTCTCTCTCTGTCAGCTTCTACTTGTGATTGTAAAAATTGCTGTCTTTCTAAAGAACGACTAGCAACATCACGACCACCAAGAGCATCACTTAAAGCTGACAACATCAAACCAATACCTTGAGTTCTGGATAATTCTGGTCTTTGTTGTGGTTGTTGTAAATTATTTAATTGTTGCATTTGTTGCATTTGAGCTAACCTTTCTTGGGCTTGAGGTATTTGTAAAGGGCTTTGAACTCCTAATAACCCCATAGTATTAGATTGATTTGGATTTAATGTATCAAATATACTAGCCATTAGAACCACCAAATAAACTACTTATACCACTAAATGGATTTATACCTTGCATTAAAGCAGTTCCAGTAAGGCCAGCTACCCCTCCTAATATATCGCCCAGACCAGTTGCTTTTTGTGATGTTTGCGTTTTTCCAATAACAGCTGGATTAATATTACCAGCAGCTTGTCCTAATAAACCTAATTGATAAGCAGGATAACCAAGTTCTCTTTCAAACTCACCACGTTGTGCTTGTAATCTAGCTTGTTCTAAGGCTTGTTGTTGACCACCAATACCACCTAATAAACCTAAAGCTTTGTATTGCTCGCCTAATTGTCCACCTAATAAACCAGCTTGTTGTTGTCTAGCTCTTAATGCAAGCTCTGGAGAAGATTCAATAAGTCGTTGTCTACGTTGTGCATCAGATTCAGCCATGCCTGCTGCTTGTGCAAAACCAGCTGAACGTAAACCTGCAATCGTTTGTGCAGCTTCTTCAGCAAATGGTCGAGTTGCTTCGCTTTCTATTAAAGCTGATCTTGAGCCACCAAAAGCACCGCTTCTAATAGCGCGATCTTGCTCTCTTTGTTGTGCTAAATCTTGTCGTCTTTGTATGTCTGCTAAAGCTGGATCAATAACACCTTGAATATATGGATCTTCATATTGTGAAATACCACTATCAAGAACGGATGCGGCAGCATTACCAGATACAGGAGAAAATGTAGGGGAGGGTGCTGCCGCAAGTTTTGCTAATTCTTGTCTTGGGTCAAGGCCCATAGTTTCACCAAACAAACCTCTAGTAGCTTGCATAGCTTGTAATTGGTCTGGACTAAAGCCAGCAACCATTTCACCAGTGTACGGAGTAAATGGTAAGTCAGCCGCAGCTAAACCTCTGGTTGACATATCTTTATATATGTCTTGTAAATAACCAGGTACGTTAGCTTCTTGTGTATTTGTGGTTTTGCCTTTACTCATAATTCTTTTCTAATTAAATATTCTTGTTCAAACCCTAGATGTTTTATTTTACGAATCCAACCTTTTCTGCCACCACCATATAATCTTTTGATTCCAGCGTTTTTAGCAAAAATTTCTATAGATTCTAATATTTCCTCTATTTCTTTATAATTACCACCACAAAACAATAAGTTCATGGCTTTATTTTGTGGATAAATAATGATTTCAGTTACAAAAGCTGATTCTTTACCTGGCCACAAATGGAATAATCCATGTCTTATTTTATCTTCTATATCGTCAATTGTATAGGAATCTTGATGTTTAACTGCTTTCTCTATAAATGGCTTGCATCTTTCCCATTCATATTCCCATTCTGCTTTGCTAATCACCTTTTGCATATTCAGTTAAACTAGCTACTACCATTATTCTATTGGCATTATTGACAGTAACTTTTAATATTTCTCCAGCTTGTAAAACTAAATCTCTACTTAATAATTCTGAAGTAGCATTACCTGCTATTGTAAAATCATCATAAAGATTAAATACCGCAGCAGCTGAGTTAGTTAAAGTAAGATTTAAAGTAGCCGCAGAAGCATTATTATTATTAACTAAGATAGATTCAATAACAGCAAAATCAAAATCTGTACCTGCTGGTGCAGTATATAAAGTTGTTGCATTAGTCGTAGTTAAACTAATTTTAGCGTTAGTAACTCTTTGTATATATTGCGTTTTACTAGCAGGATCTATCATCTTTTACCTCTAGCTTTAACGTCTAATCTAATATTACCAACTTGGAAATCTTGAGTTAATGAGCCTTCAACTTTCATTTGTACTTGTCGTGCTGAAAATCTAGCATCTATATAACCATCACTTTCAAAAGTAAAACTACCAAAATCTGTAGTTGCTCCTAATGGGGTAAATTTACCGCTAAAGTTTAAAGTTACGCCAGGCAAAGTAGTTGTTTCTTCATCAGGTAAAATTTGATTGACTTGAGCTACACGATCACCATTACTTATTTCTAATGGGCCTGTTGTACAAAAAGGTTTCCTAGAACCTATGCCTGGTGAATTAAACAATGCTCTTTTGTCGTGTTCGTAAACAAAGCCATCTACATCACACGCAATTGGATTATTAAATACACCTTGGTCTATCCAAGAACTTCTATTTAATGAACCAATTGACCATGAATTATCTAAGTAATTCCAAATAATATATTTATTGGGTGAAAACTGATCTACGTCACCAACAGGGAAAAACCACCAAATTTCATTGTAATCTATGTTATGTGCGCCAAAGGTACTTTGCTGAGTGTTTTGTTGTAAATTGTCAAAAATATAATCATGCACATCAGATTTTAATTCTTTAACAACACCATCGTATGTAAAGAAAGAATTTTCACTAATCCATGATAAAAAGTCACCAGATGAAACAATTGACCTAGAACTAATTGCTTTACAATTTGTTCCAGCATCTTGAATACCATATACAAATGGATTACCAACATAAACTAATTTATTAATTCCAACATCAGTAAATATAATAATATCGCCTTTATATTTAACAGCGTAATTAGCTTTACCACCTGTAGGTATTTGTAAATCACCAGCAGAGTTAATTGCTGAAGCTGTCCAATTCGTATTGTTTTCTCGTTCTGACCAAGCTATTTTTCTTGGATCACCGCCAGCACCAATAGCAATTAAATGTCTTTCATTACTAACGATAACTGCTTGACAACCAGTTGGTGCATTAGTAATAGCAGTAGCTATAGCATCTGGACTACCAGATCCAGCATCAGGTCGCCATTGATAAATCTTGCCATCCCCAGCAAAACAAAATACTAAGTGTTCACCCCAATTATCAAAAGAAAAAGATTTGGTATCAAAATTTAATGCGGAGGTGCTTCTTTCATCACCATAATCTTCAACACCATAATGGTAAGCACCATAACCTGTAGAAGTTATAACATCGTCACCTGAAAATCCAGCTGGTGTTATGTCATACCAAACATTATTATAAAAAACATTAACACCGCTTCTTGTCCCAATTGCTAAAATTTCTTCACCATTATTAGCTTTATAAGAATACATACCAATTGGTGTTGATGGTTGAATAACCCTAGATGATGATGAGGTTGCAGCTGATGTTCCAGAGCCAGTAGTAGCGACAGTAAATGTCGTAGTCGATGGCACACTAGCAATCGTAAATGTTTTATTTATTTCAGTAGCAGTAATGCCACCTGTTGCAGCAAAACCTTCTAACACAATAGTATTGCCAACAGCTAAACCATGTGCAACTGTGGTAGTAATTGTAATATTAGCACTTGATGATGCAGTAGTTACTGTACCAACAAAAAAAGTACCAATAGGTTTTTCACGAAAGTATGTCCAACCACCTAAAGGTTTTAAATAACCATTTTCAAAACGAACTAAATCGCCATCTACCCAACGACCTTTGTTTGCGTAATCTGTGCCATTTTTTATGATTCCTGCTGGCGGTGTTATTGGTAGTAAAGCCATAGCTTATCTCTAAAATTAAGCCGTTCTTTTCCACATATAAACGACTATGTAAGGTTGTAAAATATTGTGCGCTCCGCCACCACCTGTGTTAGCTGAACTTGAAGTAGTGCTAACTGTTATGCCAGTAGTTGCAGTATTTGTAGTAGCAGTTGCATTTTGTGTATTACCGTCCGCAGGATTAAAGTCAGGCATAGGAGTACCTGTGCCACTTCCTATTGGAAAAGTATGACTATGACCAGGATCAGTAACACTACTGGTACTGGTAATTACGTGATTATGAGCAGGCATTTCAGCAATGCTTAAAGTATGAGTTTTTGCACCACCTGTTTCTTCAACAGTATCAAAACTTGAATCAGAGCTATCTAAACCAACCATTACTTTACCAGCGCCAAAAGCAGCCCAAGTACCAAAACCTAATAATGTTGCAGGGTTTGTACTAACCGCAGCGTTGGTATAAATAGATCCTACTGGATATATTTTTTCAAATATATTTGTACCATTTAATTGAAATTGTCCACCAGTCGTATTGATGTTGCCTGATGCAGTAACAGTAGTAAAAGTTCCAGCAGCAGCTGTTGAAGCACCAATTACAGTACCATCTATATTTCCGCCTTCACAATCTAATGTGCCACCAACTGTTAAAGTTTTACCAGAGCCAACATTAAGGCCCACGCTTGTACCTGTGCCATTAGCAACAAAAATACCATCAACGGTATCTAAGTCAGCGTTTATTTTGCCACCCCAGGTTGATGTACTTGCACCAACTTCAGGTTTGTTTAAATTTAGATTAGTAGTAAATGTATCTGCCATAATAGTAAATTATATATTATTCTTGTAACCAATTAAGAATATTTTGTTTTATTTGATTGTATCTTACTGGGTCTGAATATTTAAGCGTTATAGCTGAAAATACAATTCCAAAACCCAATACCAAAAGATAATCCATTACCCACCAATCGTTTTAGTTTCAGAAGTAGGGTTTTTTTGATCTTCTATCTGAGCATCTAAGTTAGCTGCTAATTCTGTAACTGCTTCTTCGCCCATAGCATCTATAACCCATGCTTGTACTTCTTCAGTAGTCACACTGTCAAAGTCTATAAAGCTACCAAGCTCATCAGTATTTAAAGTTTGTGTACCATAACTAGAAGCTGAATATTCTTCATCTTCACCTTCAGTTTTAGACACACGCCAGTGTACGTTGTAGATCACATTGCTATGATCTTCTTTTGTAGGGTACACATCTACAGTTTTTACATCCCATTCCATTTTATTTACCTCTTTAGTTTGTTTATTTGTGTTTGTAAATCTTTTATTAATTCTTGTTGTTCTTTCATGCCTGCAACTAAATGCACTACCAGTTTACTGTAATCCATTGAGTACATATCTTCTTCAGAACCTACTACTGCATTAGGTACTAGCTCTTTAACTTCTTGAGCGATTAAACCTTCATCAGCTTTGCCATCAGCTTTCCAATTATAAGCTACTGGGTTAAGTTCGTTAATAACTTCTAAACCTCTAGCTGTACCTGTAACATCTTTAAGTCTGGCATCTGACGAAGTAGCATAAGTTGTTGCTGAACCTGATGTAGTTATTTGACCTACTAAACCATTTGTATTATTGAATTGTATTTGTGAATGTGTGCCTGTACCACCACTATCTTTGAGAGTTATAAGCGTTTGTGTAGTTTGCCCTGCATTATCTATTCTTAACACTCCATCTGGTGATGTTGTTCCTACCATTAGTCGCCCTGAACTATCTATTCGCATACGTTCTGTACTGCTTGTGCCGAAAGCTAAAGTGCCTGTGCTTGGAGTAATAAGAGTGACTGCTGAAGCTGTTTGTATATTTAAATCTGCATCTACATTATTTGAAAAAAGAGCAAGACCGCCATCTGCTCCTACAACGTGCAAAGGTCTTGATGGCGTTGTACCTATTCCAACTCGACCATTAACATCAATAGTCATTCTGCCTCCACCATTAGTTTTTAATTGTAGTTCATGGTTTGAGTCTGTACCTATAACACCTCTTGCAGATTGCGCTTGTAAATTAATTAAAGCACCACTAGCTCTTTCTACTTCTATTTCGCCATTACCTGAAGATAAAATATGTAAATTAGCATTTGGCGATGAAGTCCCCAAGCCTAATCCCGTTGAGGTTAGTCTCATTTGCTCGTTACTAGTGTCACCAAATACAATCGGATCTCCGACTGTTGATCTAAATTGGAAACCACCACCATTGTAATTAATATAACCTTTATCAGTGTTTGCACTTCTCTCAATAACTAAGCCTTGAGCTACGCTGTTATCTACAGAAGTTTTTATGTGAAGGTTAGAGTCTGGCTCAAAACTTCCCCCTAATGCTAAATGACCAGAGCTAGTCATTTTAGCTATCTGACCACTTGAATCTCTAAAAGCTAATCCTGTTGCTAGTTCTAATGTGCCATTTGTGCCATTACTATAAATCTGTAAATCTAAACCTGCTCCCATTTTGATTCTTCCAGAATCAGCAAATATTGCATCATGGTTAAATATTGCCGTACCTGCATCTGACATATCTAGGGTAAGAGCAGTTATAACAGAGCCACCATCATTGCCTTGAAAAATCATGTCTCCGTCTGAAGTATTAGTTCGAAGAATTACAGAGTTTGGAGAGGTATCAAGGTCAATTAAGAATTGTTGCGTTCCTGCATCTTTAAACCTAAAGTCTCCACCATCGGCATCAAAAGTAATATCTCCACCAACATCTAAGGTTAAATCACCAGAAGGTGTAGTTATACCACTCGTATAAGCAGTTCCTGAAAGATGAAGGTCTTTGAATCTTGTACCTGACTCACCAATATCTATTACACCATCTGTAGCAGAACTTCCGTTATGTGGTCTTATTGATGGGCTATCTCCACTATCAAAAAATATATGCGTATCATCTGAGCCAATATTTAATCTGCCACCATTTACACCAATACTACCGACTGCTGAACCATCTTTTCTGAAATCTATAATATCGCCATCACTAGACATACGATTAAAGAATGCAGTTGTGCCACCATTTCTAGCTATTTGCAGATTGCCACTTGCACCATCAAGTTTAAAACCTGCTGTAGAACTTTGATTGTAAACATTACCTGCTGTTTGACCTATTAATAAACTCCCTGAACTATCTATTCTGGCTTTTTCACTATCCGCTACACTAAATGTAATTGGTTGACTTGCAGCAGAATCTAATCTCAAACTGTGTGCTGAATCTAATACATAACCACCAGTAAATTTAATTACACCTGTAACGTCTACATTTCCACCTATTTCAGTAGCACCACCTGATGCAACTCTAAAATAATGTCCTGAACTATCTTCACATCTAATTGCATATCCACTGTCTTGCCTTATATCTAATTTAGCTCCAGCACTTGTGTTTCCTATTAATAAATTTCCTGATGTATCTAACCTCATTTTTTCTGCACCAGAAGTATAGAACTTCATAGGTACAGAACCATCTGCAAGTAAACTTACTTCATCTGAATCTGTAAAAACTCTAAATGCTCTAGTGCCATCACCGAATGAAGCTACGTTGCCAGTAGCTACACCTGTTGTCATTCCTGTAACGTCTATACCTGTTGAGCTAGTAGCGATTTTGACTAAATTATCGTGGTAAAGAGATACTGCTCCATTTTCTACTGCTTCTATTAAATTTTCTTGTGTTGTAGTTCCTCTAAATCTTATGCTACCTGCACCCTCAATATATAAATTACCTGTACCTGCTTCTCTTATAAAACTGTTTCCACCATCATGAAACAGTTGTAAATCTGAACTTGCTCCTAATTTAATAGAAGCACTATCTGGCAAAGTAATATTAGAAGCAAAATCTACTTGTGTTGAATCTCTTGGAATACTGATTGCAGTATTTTTTGTTCCATTGGTTACTCCACCAATTAAAACTTTTGTATTAGTATCATCAAAACTAAAATGTGCACCATAAGCTGTAGCACTAGGGTCTATAATGTTTAGACCAAAAGTTGTACTTGCACTACCCTTGATATCTATTCCGTCAGTAGCAGTAGAAAGTTTTTCTGCATTATCATAATGAAGTTTTACTGCATCATTTGGTTGTGCAGTTATATATAATTCAGAATTTGCTTGTCTACCTACATTAAAACTTTCTGCTTTTATATAAAGATTACCACTACCATTTTTTTCTTCTATATATGAATGAGTGCCATCTGAATAGATTTCTAAATCTGAACCTGCTCCGAATACTGCCTTATCATTATCACCAAAGTTTATATCTACACTTGTTGTAAGACCATCAGTTGTTATAACTCCTGATATGTCCACGCCCGTTGAGGTTGTGGCTAGTTTTGCACTTGTACCATAATATAATGTTGTTACATCGCCACTACCTACTAGATATGCCTTTGAACCATCAGCATTTTGTAGAAGTAAATTTTGACCTCTTATAAATAAATGTCCTGTACCTGTATCAGCTATGATTGATTCTGTTCCTGTGTGATAAATTTCAAGATCATTACCAGTACCAAAGATGGCTTTTTTATTATCATCAAAGTTTGCCGAATTAAATCTGACATCTATTTCTGTACCAGTAGCACTAAAAATAGCATCAAGTGCATCCAGATCTGAGTTTATAGATAAACCCCAAGTATCTTCAGCTGCACCTGGCTCTGGTTTAATTAAATTTAAATTCGTTGTGTTTGTATCAGCCATAAAATTCTCTTCTTAAGCGGCATCTTGTTTGCCTAAATTTGTCCATGTAGTTGAAGGATTTGCTTGTTCTGACCATGTTGCATCAGTTACAGATTGATCTGTCCAAGTACCATCAGTCACTACATCGTCTGTCCATTTTAAGCCACCTAAAGAGTTAAAGCCACTTGTTTCAGCAATGGTTAATTCAATCTTGTAAGTTACCCCAGCTAGGGCATCAAAGCCTGAAGTAGCGGCAATGGTAGAAATACCTAAATGTTTATAATGACCAACAGCAGCAAAATCTGAAGTTGCTGCAATAGTTACTGAAGCTTGATCTATTTGACGACCAACAGCATTAAAACCAGATACAGCTTGAATAGTAGCTGATGCTCGATCAATTTGTGTACCAATAACATTAAAACCACTAACCGCAGCTATTGTTACTGAACCACTAATAACTCCTGTAAGAACTCCACTAGCGCTACTAACAGCAGCTATCGTTGCTTCTGCTTGAAAAGATAAGTTGTTATATTTGGATCTACCGTAGTAACCCTGATTATAGCCGATACTGGCCATGTTCTTATGCCAGAGTTATATCTAAATCGCCAGCGTTGAATCTAAAAACATCACCTGTGCTAACTACTTTAGAAGAATCTAAATTAGCGTATGCTAATAAATTACCAGATGAAGAAGCATCAAAAACCCCTACTGCTACTACTGTTCCATAACCAGCTGTAGCTGTTGGATATTCTATTGCTGAACCATTGGTTGCTGTTGTTGGGTTTGTACCCGAAACTGTAAAAGCAGCAGTTTTTCTAACATAACCACCACCAGAAACTTCTGTACCGCCACCTGTGTCAGATGGAGCTACGGTAAATAAAGCCGCATATAAAGTTGATGGTGCTGTATAAGCACTGTTTTCAAATACGTGTTCTAAAACTTTGTTTTCTAAATAATCACTAAACCCAGCCATAATAACCTCTAAATTCTATTGCATATAGTATATATTTTTTTTCGACCTTCCGTAAGTTCTTCTTCTTTGCATTAAAGAACCTTTGGCAAATTCTGCTTTTTCTTGTTGCATCCTCATTTCTTCTAAAGCCTTTTCAAACTGTTGCGTAAATAAAGGCACTCGTTCATCTTCCATTAAAAATATAGAAGCGTGTTTTAAAGCACCATATAAATAAACATCAGGGTGAGTAGTAGCAACAAAGTTAGTTGTATTACTGTCACTCAAAGCATCTATAGAAGCATAATAAGTTAATTGCAAAGTATAGCTTTGATCGGGTGTTGGTGCTAATTCTAAAGTGTTATCTACAATAGAAAAATAAACTGGTTGTCCAGTAGAATTATTATTTGCTTGTCTATATATATCTAATGATTCAATAGATTGTTGCATTAATGGACGATAATCATTGCTAGTAATTTCTATGTTAATAGCTTCTAACCAATCTGTTGGTAAACTTAAATATTGATTTTCCGCAGTAGCTGTAGCTCTTTTAATCATATCAGCAGTTCTTAATCTTCTGTTTAACTCTGCTTCTGTATTGTCAATAAAAGTATCAAGATTACTTGTTAAATCTGATCTGTTTAAAAAACTTGCAATCTGTGTTTTTAATTCTGCGTAAGTCATACTTTACCTGGCCATGTTCTAAATAATT